CAATGTTCAACAAGAGCATCACCAAACTCTTTGTTAGCTTCTACAAAAGAAGCAGAAGATGCAATTAACAAGGCAGCAGAAATCATGTACTCCATGTCTTTCTCAGCCATTGTGATAGGGCCAAAACCAGCAAGCAATACTTGGTAGTTACCAGCCCACTCACCATCAGCATCCAAGTCTGGTAGTGGACGAAGAATGACAGCAACATCATTTGCTTTAACATCAACACCGAGTGATTTAAGTTTCATATTATTTCCTTAGTGTGGGAGGTGTCCACATTTCGTTAGGGGTTCTTCTTAGCCAAAGAAGCAAAGCATTCTCTAGCACTCTATCTACATTACCTTCATAGGCATCAACACACACATCATACATTGCCATCTCATACTCAGGCAGGTCTGTAACATCTTCACACACAGCAAGTTTCTTTGCTGCCTTCACAGGGCCAATGCCTGCTAGTCCTTGAATGTTATCAGCAGTGTCACCAGTTAAGATTTGTTTATAAAAAGAATATAAACCTTGACGTTCATCTACGAAATAACCAAGCTTCTTTACGAAGTTGTAATGCCATCCCGGTATCTGATCAAAATCTTTATCTAGTGAAACCATGACACAGTCGAGACCAAGTGTTGTTCCATCAATGGCAATGGCATCGTCTGCCTCATCACCATCAGTCACAGAAGCTCCCCATTCATCAATCATATGCTGGCGTAAGGCTTGCAAATGTTGAGGCTTTGGGGCCACTCTATTACCCTTGTAAGGAACAGTGATGGCTACACCATATCTGAAGTTATTCTTACCAGTTAAATAGAGTTGCCAACTGTTACAGAAACAATCTTTAAATGTGTTGTCAACACCGCACATGAGAATGTCTATGATGTAGTGGTCAAGACGATGCTTGGCTATATCAACAGTTTCATTCTCACATGCGAAGGCTATACGGTATCCAAGTATGTCTGAATCAAGTAGAGCCTTCATAACTATTACAGCACGTCTTCGTCGTCTGCTGTCATTGCTTCACCTTCACTGTAAGGGATGAGGTCAGTGATGACAAACTTACCAAGTGAAGGAGACATACCTTTCTTGTTCTTGTATGTCCAAGGATATGAACCAACCATTGCGATGGCTTTGCTTTCGTTACCAATGTTTTCAGTAACTGGCAAACCATCAATATCAAATGCACGAATTGGATTGCTAGATTTACAAGTGATGTAACTACCCATTGCCTCTTTGTTTTCTGTACCAACCAGCACAGAGATGCCCATTCCTTCAAGAGCAGTGACAGCAGCGGGAGACAGATTGCAAAGATTGACTTGATATTTATTAGACATCTCATTGACCTTGTCAAGTTGTGCCCAGTACACATTAGCTTTAATCTTAATCCGTTTGTTTTCGGTAGCCATAATAATATTTCCTTTGAAAATAACAACGCTTTCGAGGTTGTCTATGCCGCTTCCATATTTATTTAATAACGTATGGAAGAACGTTAATGGTATCAGAAGATTTGCTCTTCGTCATCCTTTTCTTTTACACCACCGATAATAAGTTTAGTTGCTTCGGCAATGTAGTAATCATAGTCGATATCTCCAACAAAGTCATCAATGTTATTACAAGTTTTTAAATTCCATTCCTTATCAATTGACATACGTCTATCTTCACCACCTTCAACGAGAGGTGGCATAAGCTTTACCAACTTGCCACCACTCTTGCAGGCATAGTATCTACAGATGTTTTGTTGCTGCACCTCAGTGCCATCAGCAGCTACCATCACCAGCTTAGAACTACGAGGCACCTTAGTACGCAACATGAAGTCATACTTGTTTGTATGTCCTTTGATATATACATCAACAGGAATGTCTTGAAGCATCTGAGCTTCAACAGCTTTCTGAATGACTAAGCTGCTTTGGTTCTGATGCCAACCTAATCCTTCATATTGATAAGCACCCTTACGCTTTGTCTTTCCATTTGTATAAACAGCAATGTAATTGTTTACATCCCTAATCAACATCTTTTTATATTCAACAAACTCAAGCTCAAGCTTTACTTGCTGTTGCCAAGCTAAACAGATGCTGTCGTAAAGCTTTCTACTCTTACGTGGAACAAGGGTGGTAACACCATCGGTATTTACCTGCACAAGTATTAGTCCTTCAATGTCCAGTAGCTTCTCAGCCAACAAGCACAATGACAACTGACCATTGATAGTGATTGACATAGTATATTGTGGGTCGTAGAAGGGGCTGTACTTGTTATTGCTGTCACCATATACACCGTTCAACGCAAGCTTCAGCATGGCATTCTCAGAGCTTCCCTTGGGGTAGCTTTTACGTTGCTGATATACGTCCTCATAGATGACACAGAACTGTTCTGATAAGTGTTGTGGAAATACGTTGTTGGCAATGGCAACATTGGGATACATGGAACTGACATCGGCATCCACAAGCTCATAGAAGCCATCGTCACTAACAATGGCAGAGGCAATACTTCCATGAATACCACCAGTGCCAAAGTCAAAGCGGAAGTTATCAACAACAACATTTAAGTTGGTTGCTTCATTCCAGCATCCCCAGTATGAATATGTTGGCAAGCCTTTACGCTTAGCTTTCAATTCAACTTTATCAACCCAACCCATAGGATGTTCTTGTTTAAACAAAACAAGGTCAGCTTCTGTTGGTTCTTCTTTAAACTTCTTACGACCAATAAACATCTCAGCATATTTAGCTACGTCACCAAGCAAGTGTTCTTCAATGTCAGAGAACACACCTTTGGTTTCAGTAATGATTTGTTTCTTGAACCACTCATGCACCGCCTGAAACTCAGGACGTTTGAAATCGTAGTAGTTGAATAAGCAATCAGCAATGTTAATTGTCTTACGCTTTGTTTGGTTAATGATGCGCTCACCTTTTGTACCAACCTTATAACAAGACTCTGGCATTGTCTCTTCAAGACGCATGATGAAGTAGTCTTTACCAATCTTGGTATCGTTGTGATTTAAGAAGCTACGTTTGTACTTGAGTGACAACTCATCACGGAAGTTGATAGCACCAACACTCTCTTTGTAGAAGTCTAATGTCTTAACAACATCGTGCATATTGTAGGCAAGCAACACATCTATTTGGTCATCAGATAGCACAGTACCAACAGCGAAGGGCAGGTCTTCAATGGTGTCAGACTTCATATTAAATTCAATCATCTTCAAGCTGGTTGCCCTAGCCTTGTTGTCGAAGTGATGTATTTTGAATAGGTCAATCTGTTTGACATACTCTTGTGCTGTTGGTATTGATTTAGAGAAACCGTCTTGCTGCTTAATCTGTTCTTGTGCAAGGGCATATGCCTTCACAGCAACAGCCTTACCAGACACAGTGATAGCTCTGTCACGTATCTTAATAAGCTCATGCAAGATGGGATAGTCAAAGCCTAAGTTGTTAAATCCAACCATCTTATCTTTACGTTTACGCAGTATGTCTAAGAAGGAGAACATAGCTTCAGCTTCGTTCTTGCGTGTGCTCATCTCAAAGACTTGAGGCTCAGTTCCATCTTCCTTAATAGCTGTGAAGCTAAAGCAATTTGGAAATGTTTCTAAGTCATATACCCAATTAGACATACTGTGTTTCTCTTTAAACTAACGGTTTATAAATGGTGTTCAATGTTTCAAAGCTGCCATCATCATGTTCTTTCACAATGACGCTGGTTCTAACAATATCAGCACCCCAGATAGGATGATCTACAGCACGAAGCCTTGCCACCTTCATGTCATCCCCTGCTTCATAAAACATTTCTGTTCCTTTGATGAAGTGTACAACAGGTTTGATGTACTCTTTGTCACCTTCAGAATCTTTTACGTATTCTGCTTTTGTTTTAACAATGCCACGATCAATGTCGTCATAATGTTTCTTAAAGATGGCATCATACCGATCTTGGTATGTCTTGTTGCTTACCTGTGATGGGCGTTGAGCGCTGCCCTTACCTGCTTCGTGTGTCATAAAACATCTCCTAAGTTAGTTTCTACCTCTACCATCCTACCAGTTGTCTTGCTGTAAAGCAAGCTGCAAGCTGGGCCAGTGTCGCCATTAAAGCGATTCTTTAATACACGCACGTTGGTGGTGTTTCTAATGACTGGGTCATCATGCTGACCATTACGCTCAAGGCTAATCACCATGTCACTAAGCTGAGCAATGGATGCACTACCACGTAGCTGAGCCAAGCTGGTAGCTGCTCCTTCTTCATGGCCTTTGTCGCTTGGTCGTTTCAAATGACTGACAATGATTAAAGAAATGTTTGTCTCTTGCACCAGTGTACGCAGCTTGGTCATGATTTCGTCAATGGCTTTGCGTTCATCGTTGTTGTCCTG